TTTTTTTTTTTTTTTTTTTTTGACGCGTCAACGCGAGCATTTCGAGCTCAAGCGTCGGAATCATAGAAGTGGGTGACTACGACCAACAAGGGAGTCACAGCGCTTACGCACATGGTCTCCGGAAAAATTCACGGAACACATGGCAATTGTGTAGTTGATTGGGCCGCACGCGACCGAATCCCCCTCCTCACGTATCCAGCGTGTAGAGAGAAGCTGTTTTGCGGAACTTTGCTCCACAGGTTTACAGGGCCAGGCCAGTTGTTTTAATGCGAATGGTATAAACGCAGTCCTCACGAATGGACCACGTTGTAAGCTGCACACAGTAGGGTGCACGCAGTCCGTGGAAACCACGGCCAACTACAAGCCAACCCGGATTCCTTCAAACCAAGCTAACACAACGCGCACATGTCTTACCAGACCACACCACGGAAAAGAGGAAACGTGGGGTTGTCCATTGGCTAACTTTTCGCAAGGGCTTTTTGCGTAATCATTAACTTCTGGGGGCCAAAAGTGGTCCTAGACTTCCTGAATATAGTGGCTACTTCATAGCCCCGGCATGGCCGTCTCTAACTCGATGAAAAAGGCCGCATAATAAGAGCGGTAGAAGAATTGCTAAACTAGCCAAGAACGTACGAATGGCATAGATAGCGAGCACCGATATAATAGAGCACAAAGGCAAACTGCCAGGATTATCCCAAGCTATACAGCTCTAAGGCATCACCACAAGACGGAAGTCCAGCAATTGGCTGATGATAAGCACGAATCGCAACGGTAGATCGCGTGAACGATCACTTCACACAAGCGTGAAACTGAAAGTTGGCAGCGTTCGCACTGACACTCGTCGTCGTTCTCCCGCAGAACAACGCCAAGCGCCAGTCGGACGCTGAGAAGATCCAGTTCCATACAAGGGTGGCTCACCGAGACACCTGCCCCACCTACACGAGCAGCACGCCTTCTCTTACCTCCAATTAAGGGCGAGTAGAGGGGTCATGCCACAAGGTGGGGTTGACTAACCAAAGGAGCAGGGGCCCAGCACGCCTATGTAGGCTGCTGGGCTGTTGTTGGAGATTTGACAGCTGCTGGTGGATCCGCTCGGACCAGGGACCAGCCGCTGCCAATGAGCTTCTGCAGCGCCGACAACTCAGGTGGCGCGGGCTCACATTTGGGTTCTTTTTCTTTCTCGTCGGCCGAAGCAGGACGAGCACCGAGCCATTTGAGCTCTCGCTCAACGGCACGGCTGTCCACCTTAGCTTCTGCCTGCTTCTCACTCGTCGCTTGCGCTTCGAATCCCAGCATAGCTTCCGCTGTCTGTGGACACAATTTCTGGAAGAGAGCAAAGTCACGCTCTCGTTTGAGTGAACTGCGCGCGCGGGTCTCACTGGCTGCGCTTGAAAGCACAGGTCCGGGTTCCTCAACGCGCTCGTATTCGGGCTCACTCTCAAGATCTTCCTTCTCCTCCCAGGTACGAAGGGAGTATCTGGCACCCTTCTGAGTCTCGCTTTGCGCATTCCTGCGAGCAAGATAATACTGCCACTCAGAATCGTCCTTCTTCTCTTCAGGCGCCGCATGACCGAGCAGACGGAGTTGTTCGCGGACCATGTGAGCAACTTTGCCTTCAGGTCGACAAGCAAGCCAGGCCGCGCTACGCAAGCGCAGATCCGAATGCGTGAATGTGAGCGCTCCAGTGGGAATTGGCGAAATTCGAGCACTGGCATAGGCCATAGTGTAGCCAGTCGTCGAGCTACACGCGAGCGCCATGCTCAAGTATGGATTGATGGCGCTCGTATTCTTGACGCGCACGCGCGCCCAAGCAATCAGAGATGTGCCGGCAGAAATGGAGCTGTTGACAATGCCGGTATCCGAATTGAGTATGTCCATGTATGTTGCATTCGTGCCGGCATCAATCTCATAGCCGGCTGCGCCAACGGTGGCAAAGCCAATGTTAATCCGCACTTCAAAGAGACCGAGAGGCAGCTGAAAGCGAAGAGAGCCGCCAGACTGACAAACGGGGATCTCCAAAGTGGACGAAGCATCCAGCGATGGCTGAAGGGAAAACACATTGTTCCAACCAAAAGGTGCGGAGGGAGTGCCGGTGGCTAGAACTTCGTGCAAATCTTCCTGACCCTCGTACTGATTTCGCTCGGAAGCTTCACGCAAACGAAGGCGCCACTTTAGCAGCAGTGGACCCAGGTGCATCTCGCTGTTTTGGAATGTGCCTTGATCTGCCGTGTGAACAAACACGACGATCCAGCCTTGCTGCACCGTACTCAACTCAACGGCCGTCGAAGGAATGCGGTTGTAAAACATACCGCCACGAGGACCACGGCCGCTCTTCGCTACAGCTTTACTGTTGCGCGGAAAACGAGCACCAGCGCGCGTGCTCTTAAGCAGCGACTCTGCATGAAAATTCTGGTGGTCCATGTATTTCTTCACATTGATGAAACCCCCCACGCTAGGGAGCGCATCTGCCGGGTCTGATTCAAAACCGCCGCCAAGCATGATTGAATCAGTGTAAGGCACATCCGGCTCAAGAATGACTTGTGCCTCGTCAAAGATGAACTGATCGAACAGCGCGGCAAAATCTGAGAGACGTGTGCCTGGCGCAATAGCGAGCGCATTCAGCGGCAAGACGGCCAGAACATATCCAGAGGTTGCGGAACCAGTGTCAATCACGAGGTCAGGAGTGATCTCAGTGACGCCAGAGATGGTTCCGCCCTTCATGGTCAAGCCAGCCTTTGTAGACATGTACAAATTGCGAGGGCGAGCCGAACGGACTCCAAGCCCAGCAACTGTAGGCCGATTGCGCGGCGCAGGTGCAGCCTTCTGCGAGGCTCTGCGCCGTGGTTTTCCTTTGGAAGAATTTTTGCGCCGCTGCTGCTGCTTTTCGACGACGACTACGGGAGGTTTCGCGCTTGCTCTCCGACGGTTGCGTTTCCGCTTCGCCTTGGTAGAGCCTTTCTTTTTCGACTGCGAGCTCATTTCCGTAAACACGTGTTTGTGAAATGCGGTTCCGAGCGGATCGAAATGGGTTCCAGTTGCTTGACTGAGCACACGAGCAGGCACCCGTGTTACTTTATCAAGACCGGCTTCAAGAGGCTCGATCACGGCGTCGTGGAAACGCTGTGAGAACTTCTTGGATGATTTTGGTGGCATAAAGAGGTCGGACGAAGTCACTGGTATGGCTTCAATCACGCATCTCTTTTCAGGCTGTAGGCCTCCAGCCTGCCCGATTTGCTTCACAACGGTCTCCTTGCCAGTATAGAGGTAGATAAGCGCAGCTTCCGAAAGGTAAGACGCCAGTATACCCTCCAAAGATTTGCCGGCAATAGGTCCGCTGGCCGCGGGCTTAGATAGCAAAACAGAATGGGTGTTCAGGATCCATCGAACAAAAGAGTCAGCGAGTTCAAAAAGTTGATCATTCCAGAACCCTTCGCGGCGAATATCCAAAGCACGCTGCAGGGTATAATGTACATCGTGACCTGCCACTTCCTGCCCACCTTGATGGAGCAGGCTTGCTCCTTTCCAACCCAACGACGCAACACCCCGGGAAAACTCCATCACCGGAATGAACGTACCGAAATACGTGCGCGTGGTATGCGAGCAAAAGCTGAGTTTTTGGAAATCGGACAAAGGCTCATCATTTTCGGGTTTCATGACTATATACAAAGTCCACATGACACGAACAATTGCACGAATATGGTACACTGTTAGCGCATGATCCGACATGTTGAGCAAAGTGTCGTCTCCAATGATGTTGCCTCGCACGTTAGCCATGAAGCACGAGTAGCGGAACTCATCCTGAAAAACGAATCGATCAAACGTCGTATATTTTTCTTGCCAGAGGACGAGCCAAGCATAAGCGAGGCAACGAAAAAGGATCATGGTATTATCCGTAATCGTGTTCCCGGATCCCGAAGGATTGCCGGTGTCCTTCTCAACAACCTCGCCTTGTGCGAGGACGACGAGTGAAAAGACGATTTGTACATACAGATTCGTGAGCCGACGCCAATTGAGGTCAGTCTGTTCCTCGCGGGCGTACATCTCGAACCGAATTTCCGCTTGCTCCAACATCGCTTCTTGAAACATGGAGGCATCCTGATTTGAAAGATCCGCACCGAAAAAATGGGGGTGTTTGAGCCGCGCCATAATGTCGTGCCACTCTCGATTGAATGTTGATCGGCCAAGCGTGGACCAAGTCGCCGTTGAATCCTTGAGTCGAGCATTCATATCTGCACACATCTCCCCCAGCGCCACATTGTGGTGCACGGGTGAGGAAAGGAAAGTACGCAGCTCGCTCAGTTCTATTTTTTCCGGCGGACGTAGTTCATCAGACTTGACGGTGGAACCCCATAGCACATCCCATATGAACTCAGCTGCTTTGTAGCTTTCGTAGAAATCCCAGAATTCGTCGTCAGTCAACGCATTGCCTTTGGTAGGCCAGCGCCAAACAAACGGGAAGCCGGGAGTAGTCCACGGGCGGAGCGACCACGCATAAACGTTTGGTGACGTCAAGCGGGCACCGCCCATCGCAGCCTGGAAGTGCTGAATGGTCCACATTTTTGAAATTGCCCACAACTGCCTGTCGAGCACAGGTTGCGGACGATCGTACTTCCGAGTCGAATGATAGGATGCAAAATGCGACTTCTGTGAAGGAAAGTACTCTTGTAAAGCTTGTTCAATGTGCTCTTGCTGACTGGAGGAGAGCGTCTTGATGAAAGAAAAGAAAAGGGGGTCTCCCCACCAGCGATCCCGCGGCTCTTTCGCGCGACGCGCGATACGACCGCGAAAAGGCATTGAACAGCCATCCCAAACAGATTTGTATTCACTTGATACCCCAGGTGGCCCATCAAAAATTTTTTGGAGAAATTTCGGGTACGCATCTCTCAAAGATTCTTTCTGAGACAGACCACCGGGGCCCCGTCAAGCGACAATTTTTTCATGTGTTGGTTTCCCATCTTTCCAAGGTTGGCCCAGGAATGCTCGCCATCCCCACAGCAAAACCGCGTTGTTGTGCTGAGCGCACTGCTCGATGTGCATGGCAAGCAGCTTCCCGGACTCGCCATACAGCCCACTGCCGCAGGTCGATTTCACAGTGGGAGCATCGTGTCTACCAGCCGGATCCAACGGCATATTCTTTGTGAAGCCGAAAGATTCCTCAATCTTGTCCGGTTTGGAGTTGGGGTTTGCTGACACCATGTAGGCAAAGACAGGCTTGGTAACCTGGCCAATCGTCGCACCGGGGTAGTTGAAAATTTGGCCGATGCCCTTTGGTGTCGTACTAGCCCAAGCCAGATCGGCATAGGGGTAGACATGCCACACGAGCGGTACGTCAGTGTACCACTTGGAGCCATCAAAATTGGAGAAGGTGTACTTTCCTTCCACAGTGAAAGGCGTGGTTTCAGTTTCCCACTTGCGCCAATCTCGGGTGCCGGGAGGTGCAAAAAGATGGCCAGGCGAGAGCAATTGGTTCTGCGCGTAGGACCAATGAGTCACAAGCGAACCACCTTCCCAATAGAGAAAAGAATAACGCTTGGGAACATTCGGGTCGAGCCGACCAATTGAGAAGACGCCTTCTTTCGCTTTTTCTTCGATAGGTGGTTTGCCGCCACTGACAGGTTTGCATTCCGCGAAATGGGTGCAATGATGCCCTCCGCAATGACGGTTGCACGGGACAGAAGAATTGGAAGTAATGCCCGCCTTGCAATCTGCAGCGTGAATACAACCAGTCTTCTTTTCCCAGGCCTCGCGGTAGCTCATCGCTTTTGCGCCACCGAAAATCCCCGATAGCACACCGCCTTCTTTGTCCGAGTCGTCATCACGCTCATGCCTTCGCATGCGTCTGACCTTGCCTCGTGCTTGCTGCAAAGTGACTTCGCGCTCAGCATCGTCCGGAGTCGGCGCTTCATCCTCATCACTTGAAGTTTCCTTCTTCGGATGCTGGTAGGCGCAACCCTCAACTCTGCACTTCTCAAGAAATTTGCAGGGATACCGATTCAACAACGCTCGCATCTTTTTGCGATCATCATCAGTACCATTGTGCGAGAGCTTGCAGCCTTTGAATTTGCATTCCACGCCGCGAATCCACTTGTAGCAGTACTTGCCTGCCGTTGGTTTCTTGGCATTAAGCCGCTCCTGCATGTCTTCTTTGACTTTGTGCTCTTTTTTCTCAAGCTTTCGAATCGGAACAGCTTCCTTCTCTTTCCGAGCTCGGTTACGGGCGCGTTTTGGTTTGCCAGAGAAATGCTTGATTGTAATGATTGCAAGCGCAGATGCCAGCAAAATGATAACAAGCAACTTGCCTGCCCCGAGCTTGCAGAGATATTTGACAGCCTGCGGATCGTCGTCACGAAAAGCCAACGGGGCCCCCCAGAACTCCCGCGCAGCGTCAGGAACCTTCTGCCAGAATGAACGGGCGTCAAGTTCCACGACTTGGCCTTCTGCCGCAACTGCGATGTCTGCAAGTGAAGCACGCGGAGGAGCAGCGCTCAAAAAAGCAGCGGCTTCGCAATTATTGATCTCCACCT